GCCACTTCGAAGCATCGAATCCCGCCTTCGGGGTGGCCTCAAGCGTTTGACTGGGCCGCCCTATCAGAGGAGGGGAGGGCGGCCCCTTTTTGCGCCTATGACGCCTTGCCTGCAAGCGCCTCTCGCCGTAATGTAGCAGTTGGCGCTACAACGCGCCGAACCCCCAGGCGGGCGGAGGGCACGGCACGAAGCCGAACCTAGTACGCTAGTACCCGTGGCCCCGCCTGGGGGCGAGTGGAGGGCTGAGATGGCGACGAAAGCGATTGATCCCGAACTCCTGCAGGAGGCTCGGCATGACCCGACGCTGGATTACATGATCAAGCACGGCATCCCGCTGACCCGCGAAAGGTACATCAACCTGAACTACCTTGGCCATCCGCCCAAGCCGTGGACGGCTGAGCATGAGGGCGAACTGCCAACGGCTTTCCAGCATGACCCGCCAGAGGTCGTCGACTAGTCGGCTTCCTCGACTTCTGGCGCGCCCGAGAACCATGACGGCGGCCGGATGCGTGAAGCGCCGGTCGCCGGATCGGTCATCAAATGCTGCTGCACTTGCTGCTGTGTCCAGTCTCCACTGCGGTGATTGGCCCAGGCGCCATTGACGCGGGCGCGGAACGCGGCGCTGCGCTTCTCGGCGGGGCTGTAGAGGCCTCTGATCGCCTCCCAGGTGATTGACTGCATCTCACGCGGCAAAATGTCGCGCTCCGCCGCCGCGCGCCGATAGGCCTCGGCATAGGCTCCATAGAGCCCTTTCGCGCCGGTTACCGCTGACTTCGGTCCACCTGGGCCAAGCCCAATGGCAGTATCCTTGTCCGCGCTAGAGAGAGGCCGCAACAGTGCCGCTGCGATGGCATGCGTGTCGATCGTGACGTCGCCGGTCGGGGCATTGGGATTGAGGATGTTGTTGTAGAAATTGCGGACTTTGTGACCGGCGCCCATCGAATTGGAGATCGTTGGCATATCCGGCGAATCAAACGACCTAACCGCGTTGGCGATGTCCTTCATGCTGCCCCAGCCAGCCCCGGCATCATCTCCTGCCTTCGTCTTCACCGTGTCGCCGAACGTGCCGTCGGGATTGACGATGTTGTAGGCGCGCGAGTTATGCGCTTCATCGTACGCCCGAATCCAGTGCGCCCTTTCGAGCGGGTCGGTGATCTGCCCGAGCGGCGTGTCCTTGATCTTGTCGAAGATCGCCGCCGAATCGGAGACGTCCTCGCTCGTGCTGTTCTTGAGATACTTGTCCGCCCAGGTCTGCATCTCTGGGCTGAACGGCATGTTGCCCTTCGAATGCGAAATGTCCATCACCCGGTCGCCGAGCGAAGCGTTCTTGTACCAGTCCATCTGCGGCGACAGCGCTGCATAGACGCCAGCGACGTTTTCGAGCGGCCGGTCGTATTGCTGCGCCCGCTGCTTGGCGATCGTGTTCGCGCCGTCATACCATTGCTTCGACCCTTCGCGGATATCCTCCGGCACCGCGTCGTGGAGCGCCAAGATGTTGCTCTTGGCGTGCTCGATGAAGGCCTCGTGCGCTTCTTCCGGCGTCGCGTCGGCGGGGATATTGAGATCGCCCGTCGGCGTCCAGACCGTCGTCGTCTTCGCCTTCTTACCCGGCTCAGCGGGCGCCTTCGTTTTCACGCCCGTGTAGGGCATCTCCTTGATGATATCGGCCGTTTTCGGATACAGGGCATCGCTCGCCTGCATCGTGTCGTGGCCGATCGTGCCCTCGCCAGACTGATGGGGATCATCCAGGAGCTTCTTTGACCACGGCGTCGTCGTCGCGATGCGGCCATCCTGGAAGGCCGGATCGGCATGGCGCAGGATGCCGTCGGCGCCACGCTCGATCGCGCCGACGCCCGCCCGCTCGGCAGCGGCTCCAGGGATCGGCACCGCGCCGACCGCGCTCAGCGCGGCGCCGAGATAATCGCCCCGCTGACCAGCCCGATAGGCCTCGTTGCCCGACAGGATGTTGCTCGTGCCGGGGGCGTATTCCGCCCCCGTGCGCACGACGGAACCCAAGCGCTCCGCGCCCTCGACCGGCTGGCCGAGCGCCTGCCCCGCTTCGCTGACGCCTTGCTGGATCTTCTCGCTCCAGGATGGGTCGGTCGGCGCCAGCGTTCCCTGCGGCCTTGCCTCCAGGTATTTCGGCGTCAGTTGCTGACCAGGAACCGGCGCAGCAGCGACATGCCCCATGATGCGCGGCTGGACGGTGATCTGCCTTCCCTCCTGGCCTGCGGGAGGGTCCTGAGAGGCCGCCGCGATCCGGGCGTGCATTGGCGAGACTGGCTCGGGAAAGCCCTTGGCGCGGGCGATGTCGCTGTCCTGGACGCCTTCGAACGGATTCCCCTCGACGGGCTCCAGCGAGCCGCCATCGGCCATGCTGATCCGGCCGCCGGTCCAGAAGTTCGCGCCCTGGTGCACCGTATCGCCGACCTTCAGCCCGATCCTGGCGGCTGTGCCGCCGTTCAATTCAAGCACCGCCATGCATGGAGGACCGGAAGGGATGGGGCGCTCGGACTCGGGTTCGGTGTGGGGCACGATGTTCGTCACGGCCCCGGTGCGGGAAACGAAAATCATGTCGAGGGGGATGCGCACGTCCCTCATCGTGAACGAGACCGGCTCCTCGCGGTCAAATACGAACAGCATGCCCTGATCGGTCGGCAGGGAGGCTCGGTTCTTCAGCCCCTGCGCTCGGCTCTCGTCATCGTCCGCAATTTCGACGTCGAAATCATGCGTGCCGCTTGACGTGACAACCTGCAGCGGCTCCAGCGCCGCTCCACCGTAGGCGAAGCCAATCCGGCCGCCGCTCCATTCAGTCTGCCGCCCTCCAGGCGGCTCCAGGCCTTCGCGCTGCCGCTGGAGATGCTCTTCCTCACCGATTAGGCTGGTCGTCGGCCGACCGACAAGCTGCGGCGCCATGAGGGGTGAGCCGCGCCCTGCTATCTCCTTGAGCGCTTTACGCTGGAGGTCGGCGCCTTGGTCGTAACTCGTGATCGGCTCACCACCCGTCGACGACCGATTCTCCGGGTCGTAGACCATATGCACGACATCGGGTCGGCCGCCGTTGAAGTTTTTGAAGGTGTCGTAATCCCAGCCTTCCGGCGCGAATTGATCATTGAACGGCAACCGCGACACGGGCTTGAACCCGGCATCGGAATAGAACTTCGGCAAAGTGGTATCGAAAGCATCGAGCCTGCGGCCACCCAAGTCGGTCGCCCACTGCAGCGCATGCTGAGCGCCAACCTGTCCTTGGGGGTGCCGGAATACGCTGACGATGTCATCGCCATTGAGCGCAAAACCTGTTCTCCCATCCTGAGACAGGAAAGGCCGCATCTGCGCGTATTCTTCAGGTGAATAAAGGGTGACCGCTGCGCCATACTTATGCGCAGCCTTGGCTTCGCTTACCGCTTGGTGGAAGGCGTCTGGCTGGGCTGGTGTGAAGGCTGGTGCGTCGGGTCGAACCCCCACCACTCCGCTTCGTCCAGGATCGCCTCCCGCGTCGCCTGCGGATGGCGAAGCTGGGTATCCCGAACCAACTCGTCCACTACCTCCTTGTCCTGGCCGGTCACCCTCGACAGGTATCCCGCGTTGGGCAGGGGCGGGTATTCCTTGCGCACTAGCATTCTCCTCTGTCGCACCTGATGCTACACCCTTTTCAGGGTCGTCGTCCACCCCGCCGCCGCTTTGGAACGCGAATGGATTGAAATCGACCGGTTCGGCTGTCCAACCATCAACGGCGCCAGCCACGGGCTATTCCTCCCGCTTCACCCGGAAATACTGCCCCGTTCGCGGATGCTGGACGTAATGGTGCCCGTCAGGCGCAAGCCGCGCCTCGCCAAAAGGCGTAGTCACCCTTCCTCCAGTGGCTCGGTTCTGTGAGCCACTGGCCGCCGGCTTGGGCTTGGGCGTCGCCTTGATCTGCTGCAGCTTGCCCTGGTTTTGCTGTTCGCCCTGCGCGAGCGCGGTTTCCTTCTGCATCGCGCCTTGCGCCATGGCGGTCTCGTGCTGCTGCGCGCCCTTCGCCATCTCGGTCTGATGTTTGGCCCCGACCTCGGCCATGCGGCCTTGCTGTTCGGCACCGATGCGCTGCATCTCGGTCTGATGCTGCGCGCCGACTTGCGCCAGCTTGCCCTGGTGATCGAGTTGCGCCTTCTGCATATCGCCTTGCTGCTCGACCCCGGCAAGCCGTAGCTCGTGGCCCTGCTTCATCTGCTCCTTGATGAGGTCGGTCTGGCGATCGGCGGCGTTCTCCTGGCTCTCGTGCTGCCGATCGGCCGCTTCCGACATCGGCTTCAGTTGCTCGTTCTGCGCCTGCATCGAGGCAGTCTTGGTCGCCAACTGCTGCTTCTGCACGCCCGCCTTCGCGGTTGCGATCTTCGCCTGGGCGTCGACCTGACGGCTCTGGGCCTCCATCGGAGCGTTCTTGGCGTCGAGTTGAAGCTGGCCAGCCTTGGTCTGGGCGTCGAGCAGCGAGGCTTGCGCCTCCGTCGCGGCGGCGACGTCCTTCGGATCGGGCGGCGGCGGCGCCGGGTTCAAGTTCAGGTACTGCTCTGGGTTGGCGAAGCCGATGCCCCGGATGCAGACCTGTCGGATCTTCGTCAGATTGAACGAAGGCGGATCATCCTTCGCCATTTGATACAGCGCGGCGTTCCGCAACATCCGTTGCAGGTGCGAGGCGGTGTTCGGATCAGCCCTGGTGACGATGCTGTAGGTGTTCAGCGCCTTGATCAGCAGTTGGTCGTCCCAGGAGAAGCCGCCGCGCTTCTGATGCCGATAGAAGGCCTCCGGATCTTCGCGGAAGCGCTCGACGAGAAGCTGAAGCTCGTCGCTCTGGGCGGCGCACAGGCGCTTGTGCGTTGCGAGCAGCGGCTTGATCGCTTGTTCGATGAGGGCGAGGGTCGTACCAACAGGGGCATCTTGGCGACCCTCGCCCACCATCACCTCGGCGGTGCCGCCAAGGCGCTGGCCTTCCTGAGCCAAAGCCTGGATAAACTGGACAAACACTCCGTCCGGGCCCTTGTAGGGCATTCCCATCACGACCTGCTGGATCGGCAGACCGCCGGTCTCGACCTCCTTGACGCCGCCGGGTGGAATCCGGATCACCGAATTGTCCTGCCGCCCCGCGCCTTTCGCCGCTAGGAGGCCAGGAAAGTTCGAAAACATTCCTGCATCGATGAACTCGCGATAGGCGGCGGTGACGCCGTTGGTGATGTTACCGAGCAGATGGCTGAGTCCGATGCCGTAGAAGCCAAAGCCGCGAATGAACGGGTACTGCACGAAGAACGTCTTCGGCAGACACATCTCGTCGTCTTCCTTGTAGTTCCTCCTGATTTCGAGGATCTCGCGCGACTCCTTGTGGATCGCGACTTTGTAGGGCAACGCCAACCCATCGGGCCGCCCTTTTGTCTCGTGCTCAAACCCCGGCAGATCCAACTCGCAGTAACATTCGAAAATCTCGTGGTCGCGGTCCTCCTGCTCGGCCGACTCGTTCTTCCGCACCCCGGCGACCTGTTCGGATTGGATCTGCGGCGCGTCTTTCTGCTGCCAGCCAGGATCGCCGACGGGGATGTCGCGGTAGGCGCCGACAAGCTGCATCCGACGCAGGGTCGAGGGGCCCATCATCACCCGATGGGTCATCCGCTTGGCGTCGTACACCGACGTTGCCGAATTGTTCACGATTAGGTCTTCGCCGTAAATTGCGCGCGAGACCGGCCGACGCAAGATCGGATCATGATAGACTTTTTTGAAGGTGCATCCATCGACCCCGATCCGCAACAGCATCGCGTCGGTGTCGGGCACATAGGGCTTATCGGTCGCCGTCAGGTAGTGGTTGAGACCCTTTTCGAGCGCATCGGCGACGTCATCGAGATCGGACGTCGCCGCAGCGGTGTCCTCGGCCACTTTGGCGGGTCCGTCGGTCGGGCAAAGCTCACTGAACGCGTTCGCGCCAAATCGTACGACCGCCTCGCACAACAGGGTGGCGCGAATCTGCGACTGGCCTTCTAGCGGCGCTGAGCCATCGGGTCCGCTCGATCGCATCGACTCGATCTTGAGCCCGAGGATCTCGATGCCGCGCGCACGGGTGTCGAGCCACTCCTGGCGCGAGCGGTTGTCCTCATCGATGCGCAGGAGAAGCTCGTCGGCGACCATGCCGAGAACCTCGCGCGGGACCGCCTCGGCGATATTGTCGTCGAACTCCAGATCCGCCTTATCCGCAAGCGGCGGCCCGATGCGAATGACGACGCCGCCGTCCTCAAGCTCGATGCCCTTCGAAGTATCGGGCTCGGGGATGTCCGGATCGTCGTCATCGAGGTTGACGACAATGGACTTCTGGCCGCCGAATGGCGGCGTTAAGGCGTCGTCCATCCCGTCGACCGGCGAAGGCGGCAGACGGATTGCGCCCAGACCCGCAGGAGGCATAGGTCAGCCTATGGGTCGAGCTTGTAGAACGAGCCGTTCTTGATCTCTTCGACCATCTCTTCGGTCACGGGCGTCGACATGACGGGCGTGCCGTCGTGCGTCCGACCCATCGTGATCCACATCTCCGGCGAATCGCCCGCTCGCACGATGCGACTACCGTTGAAGAACAGGCCGTAGGCCACCCCAGGCTCTAAGATCGGCGGCTCAGGGGGTGGCTCCGGATATTGCTCGGGAGGATACGCCTCTTCGGGGGGCAGCATAGGGTCAGCGGGGGGCAGTCCATGTGCCGGGGCTCTGGCCATGACAGTCTCCTAGGCTCTTTCCCCTACCTCGCAGGCCCGTTTATACTGCCCCACTGTTCCGTAAGCCAGTGCTTGAGGGGGTCAGGCGGCCTTGGCCCCTGCCACAGAGTGGGGAGGTCAGGCGGCCTTTGCGCTCGCAGAGCGGCGAGCCCGAACGCATCGCTCCGGCCAGGGACGCAGGTGCACGGGGCCCAGTGCCCATGCTGATGCTGCAGATTCTGCTGCGCCTGGGCCAACGGATTCTCCGCCAGATATGTCGGCCGCTCTCGCGGCGGTCGCGACTCGACGAGCGCGACCCGCGCCAGCCCCAATGCGATGCGAACGGCCTCAAGCTCGCGCTTGGTCGCCCCCAACTCGTCCCGCACCGCCGTCAGTTCGGCCTCAAGCTCCGCTCGGCTCTCCCGTCTCAACGTCGTCGCCATCGGCGCCATCAGCGCCAGAATCCCGCTCACGATGCTCACGCTCGCTCTCCCTCTTTTTGCGAAGCTTGGGCTCGACAATACCGGCATAATTGATCGGAATCAGCTTCCATATCCCCTCAAGGTGCAGCGCCAGCGTTCTTTCCCAGCACGCATGCGTCTTTCCTGGGTCAGACGCAACATGGCCAGCGACCCACATCGCCGTCAAATCGGCGAGCGCCGCGCCCTGAACCTCTGTCGGCTTGCCCGCGAAGAACGGCTTCACCGCGCTGACCAGCGCGAGGACGGCTTCCACATCCTCGTCGGGCGTCGTCATCGTGGGTGCCTCTCACGCCATTTTCGAGCCGACTCCATTCTCTCGAACTTCGCACAAATCTGCCGAATGCGGTCGCCGGTCACGCCTTCCTCGCGGCCAACGGCGGCGTAGTTCCCCAGGTCCAGCCAGCGGTCATAGATTCTGGCGTAGCGCTCGCGGACTGCAGTCGGCTCCTCATCAGACATCAAACGACATCGACAAATTGAGAGAGCAACGCCATGCTTTCATTCGACGGATAATTCTTACCTGCAAGCCAAACTGAGATCCGGTCCCTCCCTACAGCTTGGTTCTTACCCTGGGAATCGATCCTTCGACCCCACATCGCTGCCGCGAGATCCGACCCATTGTAGCCTTTCTCTTGCATCGACCTGCGCAGGATGTGACGGAATTTTGGATCGATATGCCGCCCCTGCTTTGACCTGTCTCGTGGGAGCCGCTCTTCGATCCTTTTGAGACGAGCGTCGATACTCTTCAGAACCTCACGAACCTCATCCATGCCGCCCAGCCCTCCCTAGCGACGGCCGAACCGCGCCACCGGTCGCCAGCGGCTGCGCGTGACGCTGCTTGCGGCTCATCTTGCCGCGCTTGACGCCGAGCTTGGTCGCCTCGCGCGTTCCGGGCTTCAACTCACCCGCCTTTTGCAAAGTCGATGTCGCCACCGCATAGGGATTGACGTCAGGACTCGACTTCCGAATCGCCTTTACTGCCTTCTCCCAGATCGCGGGCAAGACAACCTCCCAGGTCAGAAACGCTTAAGCGGGTTTCGCTCAGCTTTTTGCAGATACAGGTTCCCAGTAATACCAGCGCTCATGTCGCATTTGACCTGAATCTTTTTGCGCGCGAACACGATGATGTCGGTCCCTTCGATCTGGACGTTTTCACGGTCGCTTTCGGAAGCGTCGATCCACAGCGGGAACCGCCCCATCCTCATGATCTCGACCACGCATGCGACAGCCAAGCGGCCTTTAGCCGAGGTGCTCAAGCGAGGGTGTAATGCGCTCCACTGTTTCCAAGACTGGAACCGCAGGCGGCGCAGATCCTCGATCCAGTCCGGTTGGACAAGCCAACCCACAGCCGTCTTGCCCACAACGCCATCTTGCTTAGCGGGCGCTAGCGGCGGCTTATAGCGCTCGATGGCGCGAAGGCCTTCGACCGTTCTAAACACATAGACCGTTTTGTCGGACGCGGAAACGTGCGCGCGGATGTCACTTTTTTCGGTGTGGATGCCGTGCTCGAAAAGCTCGTCCATCCACCCCCCCCTTACTCCGCAGCCTCCGCAGGAGCTTCAAGGCCCCATGCATCCCAGCCGTCGCGACGCTTGCGCGCGTTTAGCTCGATCTTGGGAAGAGTCGGGAATATCTCCTCGATCAGGCCATAGAAACTTTCTGGCTTTTCACTGTGGCCACCGACTGGAGCAAAGATCACGCTCGATGATTTTGGTCCCTGTATCGGCGCAGGCACTTCCCCGCGTGTGCCGAGCAGTAAAATTTCGTGCTGGTTGCGGTTCCAGTAGCCATTGCCCGGTTTGTCCTTGATCCATACGAACTGACTTTTGTAGGCGAAGCCCCACGCCGCCATCACTTCGTAGGCTTGCGGCTGCATAGGCACAGTCGACCATAGGAAGAGCGCGCAATCGTCGGCGGCGATCTCCTCCACCGGCCTAGCCTTGATCACATCGAGCGGCGACGTCTGATAATGGTTGTCGGGGCTGCTCCAAGCCGCGCCGTCCTGCGACCAAAACTCAAACCGCCATTCGGGATCGGCGTAAATCACGCCATACCTCTTGTCAGGCAACGCCAATATCTTGTCGCCCAGCGCCCGCTCGCGCTCATCCCGCTCGCCACGCCGCTCCTCGTAGGTCTTAGCCTTCTTGCTGATCAGATCGGCGGCGCGCCCACCGCCCAGAAGGCCGGGTGGAAGAAAGTTTCCAGTGGCGTTTTCTGGCCCCTTGTTTTGACTCGCGTTTTCTTCGTCGGGTGGAAACTTTCTTCCACTGAGATCGTCATTGATCTGCGTATGGCTGACGTTCAGCGTCTTGGCGATCTTGCGCTTGCTGACGCCGATGGCAAACAGCTTCTCCGCTATCGCCTTGCGCGCCTCGGCGGCTGGCTTCAACGCCTTGTCGAACTCAATCGCCTCCGCGAACTCTTCGCTGGTCGCAAAACCGCACCTCCGCCAGCGGTCCTCCTCCAACAGCCACTCAACTCGCTTCAGGCCGAGCTTGAACGTGTAACCGGCGACGTGAATGAAAGCCTTGGCCTCGCCACCCACCCAATTGGCAGCGCGGTCCTCTGCAGCAAGTTCAGTGATGATCTCAACGGTGTCCTCGTTCATGCTTTCTGCGCCTCATGGCTTTAGCGTCATCTCCCGCTGGATGGCGTCATAGAGATCGTGCGAGCACCCCTCCGCGACCGTCGCCTCGATCTGCGCCACCCGCCCGCTTTTGAAGGTCAGCTTAACCCGGAACTCGTCACCAAACTGCTCCGAGTGAAAGATCTCGATCGCGATGTCATCAAGAAGCTCTGGATCGACGCTCCAGCCGGTCAGCGACAGGCTCATGCCAAGCGGATGCGAGCGCTGATCGTCATCCATCACGGCGCCGCCGCGTCGGCCTCGCTCTCCAGAATTTCTAAAAACTTCAGCACCAGCGACGCATACAGCGAGCGCGCCGCGAACAGCTTCACGAACGAGCCGTCGGCGATCTCGTCGGCGGTGGCGACCGGAATCATCAGCGGCCCCGCCGGGTCAAAGTCATCGGTCACCGGGTCGCCGAGGTCGTCGACGAAGATCAGCCCGTCCGCCTGCCGACCGACGCTCAAGCCGACGCTGTAGACCCGGCCGACATTGCGCGCCGCCCGCATCAGGACGTTTTGCGCCTGCTCCAGGCTCAGGGGCTCATGCCGCCGCGCGGCCTTCTCCAATTGCATCGCCATCATTCACCTTTGCGTTTCATAGAGCGGGACATAGAACCCGCCGCCGTTTTTGAGTTCGAAGAAGGCCTGCCCATCCCCGATGTGGCCAGCCGCCTCCTGGTCGTCAGCGAGGTCTTTGAAGTGAGCAGCGATTGCCTCCATCTTGGCGATCTCAAGCTCGCGCTCCGGCGTCATGCGGCGCGCGAGGTTGCGCAGCGCGACCTCGCGCGCAGCGCATCTCTGTAGCTCTCGCCAACTGAACTCCGGCACCACTCAAATTCCTCGAAACCAATCTGAGTCAACCAGATTCCCGATATCGCCGTTCTGGGTCAACTCGATTACCGAAAATGGCGGGAGAGGTTCGCCTGGGCGGACCGGGTTCACCCCTCCCATGGCTCGCTTGCTGCCGGTCCGCCGTCA